TCAAGCACATAAATATTATCACCACGATCTTGAGTATTATTTATAATACTAGATACTTGTTGAGTATAGTCACCATCATACAAACCCGGGGTTAATAACATATTAAATTTATAATCATCTTGATTAGCTAATAAATTAATCATATTATTATAATCTGATCCTTGTACACCTTGGGTATTAGAACTATTAATAGCATTATAAAAATTAGCTCCACCCGCTACTGTACCTAAAGCTGCTCCAAATGTTCCACTAGCATTTACTGGGATGTAATCTGTGTAATTTGCATTAGATATAGTTCCGTTAGAGTTAAGATAATTAGGAGTGGTATAATTAATTTGTTTAACTCTTACATAATTTGATCTATTTGGGAATGTTCCAGTAAATGTTACTTGGTTATTAGCTGGGTCGTATGCCTCAACCATATCGCCTAATACTCTAGAGATATAATTAGAAGAATTAGGATCTAAACTTAAATTAGTCCAAGTTTCTAGTACTATAGGTTGAAGAATATTATCATCACCTCTTCTAATTAATAAATCAAATATACCTGAGGAAGTATTAGCATTAAGAATTTGCCATCTAACATTATCTGCCGAACCACTTACTAAAACATTGTTTGTTGTCTCAGCCCCTGTGTTATTCATAATTTCTCCTTCAGAGAATGTTTCTAAAATAAACGCTTCAGAAGGAACATTAGGTGTAGCACCAGTAAGTGAAACTGCAAAATTACTTCCATCTAATTGCTGGCCTACATAATTAGTAAGATATATACTAGCTCCCTCTATACTTGTATCTCCAGGATATCCAGCTAAAGTCAATTCGTCTGGGTTAATGGAACTAGCAGTTACATATTGGGCTAATTCAGACCAGTTATTGATAGCTATGACTAAGCTATCAACCCAAGTAGCCCCTGAACTAGTGTTAAAATAGCAGTAATCTAATCCATTATTATAATATGTTGTAAAGTTACCAGGGTACCCAGAAAAATACCAAGTATTATTTCCTATTGTTAAGGCCATACCTTGGTAAGAACCTGTGTAACCAGCGGTAAAAGTCCAGGGAGCTGTAGCTGCAGTTCCGGTGGTTGCTGCTACATTATTATTAATAGCGGAGCTTGTTGCAGGAGTGAAAGATCCAGATACAACTCTTGCTACTAATAATGATGTTCCTCCATTCAAGAAGTAATTATAAGCAGCTATAGAAGTAAAATAAGAATATGTTTTTAAATTTGTAGAACTTCCACTTTTTAAAGTTGTACCAAATTTATTAACATATTCACTATATGTAGTTACTACTGTTGGGATTTCAACAGGACCTTTAACTGTTGGTCCGATAATTGCTGCGCCTACAGTAACAGGTCTTCTACTAACAAAAGAAGAGTCATTTTCTCTAGCTAAAACACCAGGTGATATTAAAGTTTCTGCCATGTTTATTTAATTATTTTGATTGATTTTTGTTATAAATATGGTGAAACCTATCAAAAATATTAGTTAGGAATGAATTCTCCTTTTTCTATATTAATAGATCCGTTACCATATTTTTGTTGTAAAGCCCCACCTAATTGGGTTTCTTTTTCAATTAAAGTTTTAAATTCTTGTTTAAGAATTTCTTTTTGTAATTGAAGTTCTTGAATCTTAGATTCTAAAAAACCAAAATTTTCTATAATTTGGATTCTTTTTTCTCTTACATCTTTTAAACCTTGAACTTCTTCTTGTGTTAAAACTTTTGTTTCCATAGATTTTTTAATTTTATTATAAATATATTTAAGAATTTAAAGGAGATGTACTAGGAGGAATCTGTTCATCAATATTAATTCTGATAGAATTTATTCCTGGTAGTTTCTTTAAAGCAGTAATATCTTTTTGAGGAATATCAGGTACAATATATCCTCTTAGTCTTATATTAAAAGTACTACTAACTGTTCTTTCAGCTGTTTCTTTTAATTCAGTTGATATAGCAAATGAATCAATCATCGCTTTAAACTGAAAGCGTTGAGGATCACCCCAATATGAATCAGAGGCATATTCAATTGCTTCAACAATTTTGTTTAACTGATCCATATAATAAGTGTTAATGGCACAGCTATAAGTTAGAGTAAGGTAATCAGGAACTACAATAGCGTATTTAGTTTTCTCAGGGACAACATTATTTAAAACATCAAAATTACTATAAGCATTTTTAGGAGAATATTTTTTTGTAATAACAGAGATGTTATGAGGATTATTAGCATCTAATTTATTAGCTACTGATCTTACTTTTTCAATATTATCTCTTTTAAACATTATAATAGGCATCATAATTCTGCCTTGAGAATCTCTAAAGTACCCAAATTTTTGAAATGAAGCCCATTTCTCAGGAGAACCATATATAACAGGAACTTCTATTCTTGTTCCATTTTGAATTACATATGGTTTAATTACATTTGTAAAATAATAAAAAACTGCTTCATCTATATCTTGAATACCAACTGAAAAAGGTTTCGTGGTATCTCCTCTAAAAGAAATTTGTTCTGCTCTATTAGGACTATTTGTTAAATTAGGATTACCTGTAGCTGAAAATCCTGGGGATCCATCAGGTGGATTATATGGTTCTTGTTGAGAAAGTAAAATTTCTCTTTGAGTTTTTGGTATTGGTTTTCTTCCTTGACTGCTCATAATAATCTAGTTCTAATAATGTTAACTCTATCAGCGGGCACATAATGACAAGTACAAGTTACAGATACATTATATCCAAAATTTTCTAGTCCTGGGTTTAGTGGGTTTTGATTATAAGGATAATCTGGGTCTTTACCAGCAAAGAATTGAGTTATGTTTGTGTTATCCACTTCCCAATAACTTTCTTGATATAAAATTACATCTCCTACTTCAGGATGAACTCCAGTATCTACTAAGTCATCTCTTAAAAAGGCAAATGTCATAGGCCAATCAAAATCTACTCCTAAATCACTTACAGGGCTTGTATTATCACCTACTGTGATTAATGCATTTAATAAAACAGGGCCATCAAACATCTTCCCATCAGATGCTTCTCCATACATATTAATTTTGGTTTCAACTAATCTATACTTGTAAAAAGCACATTGTTGAGAAATAATATTTCCCATCAATTCTCTATTGATTCTTCTTACAAATGAAACATCACGACTGGAGCCAAATAAAGCCATCTTATCCTATATAAATTACCATTGGTACTTTTCCGAGTTCACTCATTGTGGAATCGCCTTCTGCTTGTTTTCTAGCTAATAAAGCTTGACGAGAAGTTTCATCTAAATATCCTCTTAATCTTTCAAGTAGTGCTGTCTTTTCAGCTGTAGCAGCAGTAATTAAATCATTAGAATTTAATGATATTTCTCTATTAGGAATAGGAATTGTTGCTTGATATTTACCACGAACATATCCTAACATTTCTTTACATATAGCTAAAGCATATTCAAATATCCATTGACGACCAATTGAATTAATTTGAGAGTAAATAGGATTAGTATAATTAATATTGGATGGGTTTGTCACTGATCCTTGAGCTTGTGATGAATTATCAATTATACTATTTGCTCTTTCTTCTAAAGAAATATATTGGAACCAAATACGACCATTATCATATGGAGGAATTGGGAATATTCTTAATTTATTATTTATTAATTCAAATGAATATCCTGCTAAAGAAATTTGGTTTTGCATTTCAACTGCTTGAGCAGATTGAAGTAATAAACTTGTAGGGTACATTAAGAATCCTGTTGATCCAAATAGACCATAAGCACCAACTGCGGGTACTCCTCCTAGACCTGAGAATATACTTAAATTGTAAACTTGGTTAACAGCGGGTGGTGGTTCCCAAAATACTCTTTTAATTTCCATTCCACCAGTTACGTTATTTTCTATAGCCCATAAATTAAAATCATAATCTTGAACTCCAGCTGTGGTAGTAAATGAACCACTATACCAATTTACATTTCCTCCTACGCCTGCTTCTTCACCATACTGTTCAGTTAATCTAATAATTCCATTAAAAGATGGAGTTACAATAGCGTGATTCATATTTGAAGCTGTGGGAGCTCCTATTACATTTAATAAATTGTCTCTTACTTGAAATGCATATAATTCATTTCCATAAGTTGTAATTGCTTCTTCAAAAGCAGCATAGAAATTTATATCTTGGAGTTCAACCTCCATAATAGGATATCCTAATCTTCTAGCACAAAAAGTAACTACTTTATCAGCATCTATTTGAAATTGATAATCATAGTCATAAAACCCAAATGGTGTCATTCCAGGGTAAAATGAAGAAGAACCAGGATATATAGGAATGTTCATGGTATATTAGTTTATTATA